TTTCCATCTTTTTCTTGATAGGTTGTTAGGAGTGTTGGGATCGTTTTGTTTTTTCTTAGATAGTCTTTTCTTTATACCTAGACTTCTAGCGCAATATGAATCGCCTTTAGATGTTCCTGGCTTAACTCTTGCTCCACCACCTTTAGCTTTACCTGCTTGGCCATAACTTACCTTTTTACCAGATGCAGTTACTTTGACTTTTGCTTTACCTCTTTTTGGTGTTGCCATTATTGTTTTCCTACTGGGAAATAGCCAAACTCATTTACATCGTTTGCATCCCATATTAAATCTTTAACTTTTACTTTTTGTTTGATAACTTTTCCAGCTTCATCACCTCTGCGACCATAACCAGATAATGCGTGCAACTCTGCATATTTTGGACTTAAAGTAACAAAATCGCCTTTGTTTATATTTTTAACATTTTTAGGTACTGCCCTATAGATTACAACTTCTGCGTTTGGTTTGTTTTTTGCTTTTAAAATCATATTATAGCTTTGCTGGTTAGCTATACCATATTCATCATTTGCCGTTCTTGGTCCTGGCGAATATATCCTTTGTCCTTTTGGTGTATAAAAGTCTCTTGGATAACCTGCGCGATTCCCAGATATATCTTTTGTTAAATTATCTAATCTTATAGCGTCAGGCTCTAGTCCTCTAGCTTGGTGCTGCATCCTGTAAGATGTATCAATCTCTTTTGTTTTTTTTCCAGGTTTTAAAATAACATCGTGTCCTTGGGCATCTCTTATTTTTCTTACTTTTAAATAATTGTCTCGTGAAACTTTATCTCCCTTGTTTCCCATAATTTTATGTAATCTTTGCGTTGCATCTGAAAGACTTTCTCCTATATTTACTAAATCTGTTCCTTTAGAAGCAATCTTTGCAGCCTTAACAGCAGGAATCATAGATAATGTTTCTAAAGGTGTTTTTGGAACTAAGAAATCTTTAATACTCCTACCCAGTTTTTGCATATTGGCTATAACAGGATCACGGCTGAATTGTTTTCTTTGTAACTCTCTTGCCTCAATTGGACTCAAAGGTGTGATAGAGCCTACATCTGGAGTAATAGAACTGGCGCTGCCTGAAGGCTGTTTGGTCAACAGTAGGCGTTGTAATTCTTGCATAGATTCAGGTGTAATCATTTCTTCTTCCTTGGTCTACCTCTTTTTTTGATGACTGGTTTTGGTTCTAAAAGATTGTCTACCCAGTCTAAGAACTTAGTGCAAGTTTGTTTTAACCAAACCCATGCTTTTGTTATATATTTCATTTAATGTACCATCCTTTCTTCTAAATGTATTATTTCAGACTGTGTTGTTACTTCTCCGCCTGACATTATAGACATGATCTTTAACGCTGCTTCTTTATCTTTGGCTCTAATCTCTTTTCCAACATAAACCATGTCATCTATTATTACTTCAATATCAAATATTTTGCTGGGGTGGGACATTGTTTGTAAATAATCCTTGAGCTTGAGCTTTTGCATTTTGTCTTATTCCTTCTCTGTCTCTTTCCATTACTGCATTGATTTCTGCGATATTAATTTGTGCGCCATACTTAGCTTGTAGTTCCATAGCCTTAACTCTAAGTTGTGCTTCTTCTATATCTCTTTGTCTGTCGTCATCCATGATAATTTTCATTCTATCTGTCTCTGCATCAATCATAGCTTTTTGTGCGCTAACCTGTGCTTTCATTGCTTCGGCTTGTGCAAGCATTTCTGCTGCATCTGGTTTAGGTGGCTCTTGCGGTTGCGGTGGCATAGGAGGAACTTCTGTATTTACAAAGGATTGTGCATCTTGGAAGCCTGCTAACTCTATCATTCTTGTTAGAGTGTTTGCATATTGCTGCATAGATACCAAGGGATTCTGCGGTCCTAATGTTTGCATAATTTGTTCTTGCTTAGAAGCTAGACCTGTAAGCACCTGGAACTTCTCTTCGTCTGATGACTTAGATATAGCTACATTAACTACCATATCCTTGTCTGTGTCCCAATATCTTGGGTCTACAGGAACAAACTTACCATTTAATCTAAATACATCTTGTGCATTTTGGTGCTTAATAACTAAGCTATTAACTGTTTTAAACATGGTTTTTAGACCACCTTCAGCAAAGTGTCTACAGATAAGTTCTACTCTACCTTGTGCGCCACTCATAGTAGCTGTTACAGCTGCGGAAGTTGTAGATTGTAATGCTTCTGCGTTTAATCCTGCACTTGCTTTAGATACACCTGTTCGGTTTTCTTTTGCTTCGTCTAAGTATCCTAGGACTGGGAAAGCTTCTTTACCGACAAAAGGTACAGCAAAGGGTTGTACCATTCCTGGCGCTCTCATTCTAATTGGCTGACCAATATCTGTATTGAGTACATCGTCTATGTTTACTTGACCTTCAACAACACCCATTCTTGGGAAGATTGAATGACCTAGTGAGTCTAGCGTATCACGCATAATTTGTGATTTAGCCGCTTGGATTGGTTTTAAGTAATCAGCTGGACATGATCCTATAGCTGTGTGTGGTTCTGGGTCTGGACAGAACATACATATTGGTAATTCATCTAATGGTTCTACATTGAGTACCTCTAAGCCATTACCTGCTGTGCAAACTTTGATGCGCTCATCAATACCATCATCGTCATAGTCATAGTATAAGTAATGCTCTACATATAAAACATCTTTACCACCAGCATCATTTCTATCTGGGTATACCATGTTGTCAAATGGGTTTCTTGCTTCTTGTTCTTCGTAGCTTTCAGGGTCTAACGCACTACCGCCATAACCTGCATACTGTTCCATCTCTTCTTGGTCGTAACCCATAGCAACTAGGTCGGAGACTGATTTAATCATTCTATGTGCAACATAAGAAGCAGTTTCTATGTCGCGTGCGTGCCTTGAGATCAGCACTTCTTCTGGTGGTACTGATTCAATACACACCTGGTCTTTTGGTTTTAATCTTCTAATCGTTAGGTCATAACTCGCTGGTATTTCTTGGACTACCTCTTCTCCAGTCATAGGGTCAATCATTACCATAGTCTCATTAGTTACTGACTCTTCTACAACCTCTACATTCTTATCCATGATTAATGCTTGGTAAGATTGTGGGTCTATATTGGTAAATTCGTGGGTAGTTGCAGTTACGCTGTCATCCCAAAAGACTTTTACAAAACCAGTCTTTCTTACTAACGCATCTTTAAAAACATCATACAAAACTTGGAATCCGCGATTTTTTTGCTGTATGACATAGTTAATATAATCTGTTTGTTGCTGTGCAACCTGTATATCTTCTGGTCCTTTAGGGACAAACTCTACAATCTTCTTAGTACCAAAGAAAGTACGCATGATTGATGGCAACATAAATAAAACACTTTCTCGTACATCTGTAGAAACAAACTCTGACTGCATAGAGCTAGTACCTTCTGGCTCATTGCCTAGGTAGTATTCTGTTGATTCAGCTCTTTCTGCGCCTACTTGGTGTATAAAATCTTTGGCATCATCCATCTCGGATTTAATCACGCCTACTAAATCAATCATATCGCCTTGATCTTCTACTGCGGCCATGATTTCTTCTTCGTTATATTTCTTTGCCATAGTTATTCCTATTCTACTTCCTTCCAGGATTCTTTTTTTTATTTTTAAGTGCAGCCTTTAGTTCAGCAGCTACATTACTTTTTTTTCCTGCAGCCGTTTTTTTAAGATAATTGAAGATTTTTAATGATGCTGCTTCAGGAGCTTGTCCTCGCCTGTTTAGTTCTTCCAAAAATTTAGCATCTTTGTCTGACAATTTACCAGTTCCGATTACCTTGTTATTTTTTATTTTTTTCATACTTTATCCTATTCTAATTATTTTAGATTTGAGTGGTTGTCTGAAATTATAACCTAAAAAGCTAGTGCTTCCACCAAAACTTGCAGCCGAGGATGCCATCGTCAGCGCGAGCGCATCCGCCTTGTCGGGAGATTTAATTCCACGCTTGCGCATCTCGTCCTTACTCTCAATCTTGATTTTACCTGTAGAGGTGTATTTATACAGCGGCGCTACAAGTTCTGCGACCAATTCATCATCGTGCGGCACTCTGCAATCTCGTTGCGCGAGCCAGTCTTTAATTGCAAACCATAATTCAGCGCGAAGGTTTAAATAATTTTTCTTACTTGATGGCGCTTCGGAGACATTGATTCCGCGCACGGGTAAGTTCTGCTCCGCGAGCCTATCCACCACGCCTGCGCCCAAGCCAATAACATCAATCAATATTTCTTGTGGTTTCTCTATCGCAGTACACTCATCATACTGATTCTTAATCACACCACATAACTGCATCAAGTCCATAGATTTAAACGACTTAATACTCATAACATGGTTTCCCTGGCGAATACACAAAGCAGAGTTATCTCCGCCAAATCGTGCAACATCTAGTCCCCATATAATCGGTGCGTTAGCGGCGAGAGAGACATCCCTATCAACTGCTGCCTTAACCAATCCCATTGGTATGACAGTATCGTCATCGGAGGATGGAAACTCGCCCATTACCTCCACGCGCGCGACTGTGGAATCTTCGCCATATTGCTCAATCATCGTTTGGAAGAGCTTTTGGTCTGTGCCTTCTACAGTTCGCGAATCTATCTGCTGATTTTTCCAGAAGGATTGCTTAGAGTTAAAGCTGTCGTAGAATGGCCCAGTGTTTCGGCGCGGGTTGGAGAAAGTAAACCAATACCTATCGCGCGTGGGTTCGGAGAAGAAGCCTTCGGAGACAGAGTAGATGGGCGAGGGAATACCTGATGCTTCATCCATGATTAAGCAAACCCCGTAGGAGGAGTGAATACCAGCGAAAGCGTCAGGATTCTCTTCGCTCCATAGCTGCGCCTGCGCGTAGTAGTAACCAGTATCTATCTTTAAGTCGTTTATTAGCGCATCTTCAAACCATTGTGCTGGTTTAATCGTTGTAGCTGTCTTGGTAAACCAGTGAGAGTTAATTGCTAGGGTTAGCCACTTACCAAGTTCTGCCCATGTTCTTGAACGAAGCTGCTGCTCGGTGTTAGCAGTTACGATTATGGTTGCGCCTAGTCTAGTCGATAGCATCCATATTATGATCCATGCGACAAGTGCGGACTTACCAATACCACGACCTGATGCTACAGCTAGTCTAAACATCTCTGGTAGATCTAATACATTATTACGCTCAATGTGTATTGCCATTTCTTGTAAAATTTTTTCTTGCCACTTTCTTGGTCCTTTGAAATCTTCAAGGGGGGTGTCTTTCTGTCCCCACGGGAATACATACTTAACAAAGTTTACTGGGTTATCTTTAATTGGACCTGACCATAATTCGGTCATCAATTCCTTTTCTAGTTTTACGCCGTATTTCATATATAAAAAAAATTAAAAAATTTTAGTTCAGTAGTAGCTTTTTTTCTACCCCTTCGCTACAAAGAAAGGGGGGGTCAAATGCGAAATCACGAGAGAATTATGCATTAGTTAAAAAGGGAGCAAAACTATTGCCCGCATCCGCCCCACCCTATTATTCATCCTCGCCCGCTCTTGGCGTGCGTGAGCTGTTCTTTAGCGCGTGCGCTGGCGCATGGTCGGAGTGGTCTATGATCCTAGCGCGCGCGTCTGTGAGAACATTCTTTAAATCTAGGTTGTAGTTTACTTCTTGGCGATCGGCCCAGTTGTCTGGGTCGCGATTTTTGAGGAAAAATATCGCGCTCGTTTCTTTGCCGTCCATCGCATTTTGGAAAATTTTGTTCGCCACGAGCTGCACGGCTTTGTACTTTCCCTTTTTTATAGCTAGTGCAAATTGCGCGTTACGCTTCTTTTCTCTAGTTATTGTTGAGATGTTTACATTAAGCAAAGTAGCGATTTGTGTTTCATTTAAGCCATCTCCAGACCATAGACTGATCTGTTTGTATTCTTCTTCACTAAGATTAGATAGCTTTCTTTTTCTGCCTGGTTTTCCCTTTTCCATGCTTTATTTTAGGGTATTTTGCACATTTTAGGTAATAAATTGCACATTTTTAACTGTATTATGTTGTATATTGGGTATATATATGTACAATGAGTATTGTAAGGTAATTAAATCTTACATACTTTGGAGAAGTAAACCATGAGTCAAGAGATAAGATCTAAACATAAAAGCATCATAGGACAACTACGCAAGAAGTACGGCCTAAAAGATAACACGCCTATTCACAAAGTAGAGCAAATAATGACACCAAAGGATTGGAAAGCGTTTAGCACCGCTTTAACCTTTCCTAATGGCAAACCAACACAAGAAGTAGACAAATTAGGAACATCAATTAACATATTTTCTACAAAAAAGTGGCCTTAATGAAACTATATAAACCAACAAGGGGTAAATAATGAACATTTATAAAAGAATAACAGAGGTAAACAATGAAAGTATTTGTAGTTGATGATAATCAAAATTGTATTACTTGGGTTATAAAACCCAAAGATGTAAAACACTTTTTAAAAGAAAAAGATTGTATAACTAAAGATGAGTTATCGGAATACCCTATTAATAATTTACATCAAATTGCGTGCGCAATGTCTATGACTGGTGGTAGATATTGTTCTGAAATTTACAAAAAGGAGCAAGACAATGAAACCATATAAACCAATAAGTTTCGGCATGGCAGAATTTGCATACGCAAGACACCTAAGAGATGAGCTAGGACATACAGGCGAGATCATATACCCAAAT